CTGTTCTGTTTAATTATTTTATAGTCTTGTTTGACTTATTTTATAGTCTTGTTTGACTTATTTTATAGTCTTTTTTGACTGTTTATGAATATAAAAAATAAAAAAATAAAAATAAAATCAATTATGTGGTTTACCCTAATGACATCCAATAAAAACCTTCACTTGCTGTAGTTCCTTCTGCAAAGAAACTGCCTGTTGAAATGCTTCCTACTGTTAAGTCATTATTACCAGCTGTTCCGCCTGCAACAGTTGTTGTTACAATTGAAATTGGTGCGCTTGCGTATGCTGTGCCGAAAACTGTCCATACTGTTGAACCAGTTCCTAAAGCACTTTCTCCTGCTTGAAGTGTTGCACCCCATGCTGTTGGTGAGCCTGTTCCTGCCTCAAAATTTAAAGCATTTATTAAAGTTGACATTTTTTCTCCTAAAACAATTAACAATATCCTAAACTAGGTTTAAGATGTTGTAATCTTTGCTGTAGCAGATGTTCTTAACTCTTTAATCTTTACTCTTTGAGTAACAGAAGCTGCACTCATATCATAAACTGGCAATGTGAAATTTTCAACTCTAACAGTTCTCTTTTCTGCAATTACGTATGCATGTTCCTTATCTGTAACATATGCATATTTTGCGTAAGTTGTAGATGGGGCTGCTGTGGTTGAGAATTTTACAACATTCATTCCGTAAATAACTCCAACAAAACCCTTGTCCATCATTTCTGTTGAACCGTGTTTATCTGCTTCTACGAAAGTATCCATGTTTCTTAAATCATTTAATACTTCCATACCTACAAATAAAGTTGTTGGTTGGTAATCACTGTCTTCAAGATATTGCATTGCTCTTGTGATGTTTGCAATTGTAATTGCTCCACCACCGCTAACTGTGTTAGCAGCTGAGTCTAATGCTGTCAAAACAAGTTCAGTTTCCTTTTCAGCAAACTTTTTACCTGCTATCTTGATATTATGTTGTAACAAATTCCATTTACTGTCTTCTAGTAATTCACTTGTAATCCTAATAGCGATTCCATACTTTACAGGTTTCAAATTAGTTGAACTGTATTCACTTTCGTCAAGTGGTATTTCTGCACCTTCGCCAACTTCTCTTATAAGAAGAGAGTTTGGTGTGACTAAATCAACATCAATAGATGATCCTTGAATGTCACCAGGTCCAAAATATAAAGCTGCTTCACTTCTTGGTATAAGCGCTTTATCAACAGCTTCAATTAATGTGTCATGTATCTTTCTTGGAATAAGTAATTGTCCCTCAGTACCTGTACCGGTTGACAATAATTCTTTGATATAATCCATATTTCCCATTTTTAAGCTGCTCCAATATCTACAAGACAATAATGCGCAGTTCCACTAGTAGTACTTGTTAAAGCTCTACCAATTTTACATGCTGCGTCAGCACTAACTGCTGTATTTACTACTGCATTGTAACCATCGCATTTTACTGGATAACCAGCACTAACTGTTCCATTTGCTGGAAGTACGAATACTCCTTTAGTTGCAACTGAAATAGTTGCTCCACTTGCTGTATCGTCTAATGATATTCCATTGAATAATAGACCAGAAGCGTCTATTGCGAATCCAACATCTGAAGTAACATATGAACTAGTACCAGAACTTACAGTATCTGTATTTCCAGAAGCGTAAACTAATACACCACCAGATGTTAATACTTGTGCTTTTCCACCGATAATTCTTGGGTTCCCGCCGTCGAGTATGCAAACATATCCGACTGGGTTTCCTTGATTGCTTCCTGGCATTATCTAACTAACCTCTTGTATTTTGAAGGTGAATATGTTTCTTTGTAAATTGCAAAACCATGATTGGATCTCTCTATTTTAAAATTTTCTTCTGAACTTTCTTTTGCTGGTTCTTCGTCTGCAACTTCGCCTTTAGTTTCGTCTTTAGTTTCTTCTTCAGCTTTTAGTTCCTTTTCAGGTTCTTCTACTGGAGTATCTTCTTTAGTTTCTTCTTTAGGTTCTTCAGTTGTAGCTTCTGGTTTAGCATCTTCTTGTTCTTTCAAAAGTTTCATAACAAGTTCCTTAACATTTTTCTCAAAGTTAACCTTACTTTCTTTTAATTTAAAAGATTCAAGTTCTTCTTTAAGTTTTGATATTTCCATGTCTTTTGTTTGTTCCATATTCTTCTCCGAATTTAATTTATTATCTGAATTTTCTGAATTTAACTCCTTGGTCTCATCAGTTAAGCGTGATTTTTCTTCTTCTTTCTTTTCTATTAATTCTTTTTTATTTCCTTTATTTTTTAATTCTAAACTTTCCATAATAGCTCTAGTAAATCCAGCATTAGCATCAGCTGGAACGGCAACTACACTTAATTCTAAAAATTCTAAACCTTCTGCTAAGGTATTTCCATCATCATCTTCTTTTAAATTTTCTACCATTGCTCCAATACTAACTGCATTTATTCTTCCATCATTAATCATTGATTGGATTTTCTCATCCATAATCTTTCCTTCAAATGTAATAGCTTTTAATCCGTTATCAAAAGAAACATTTTCTGTGGTTCTCCCTACTATTGCATCCACCATATTTGTGTGATCTTTTAAAATAGGTTTATTTTTTAAAGTTGAAGCACTGTTTAATAATTCTTTAGCTGTATATGTTACTCCATTTCTAGTAGTAGTTTCATTAATTGCAATTCCTTTAATTAGAAAATCATTTCCTTGCATTACACTTTCTTTAATTGGTACAACATAGTTTAACTTGTGCCAATCTATAGTATTTTCTTTTTTCTTTTTGGACTTTTTAGAATTTGTTTCAACCATTGCTAGTGTTTGATTAAGTTCTATGCTAGAATCTTTCTCCTTTTCCCCGTTTTTTGGTTTTGGTAATGGCATCTTTAATTAAAATAATACTTTCTATCTATAATTGTATATTATCTTTATTTAAATATATTTTTTATTAAATTATATATTATAATTATAGGAATTAATTCTATTTTTCCTTGATAAGATTATTATCAATGGAAACTCCACCACCTGCTGTCTTTTCTGCACTTAATTTCCTAGAATGTAAGTCCATATCTTTAAACATATTAATTATATATTCTTGTACTATCTCTACATCAGTTTTTCCAGAATAGTCAATCCCACTAATTTTTAAAAGTGGTGCTAACTTATCCTCCTTTATTGTAAATGTTATATCTTCTGTCATTTTTAACCTCCTATGATAATTTATGTACTGACCAGTTAGTTAGTTCACTACCTGTTTTGATTAGTTTTCCTTCTGCCCCATCATTTATTTGTTCTACATGCATTTCTACATAACTTGCAGAACCCATATATAAACAATCTGAAATATGTTGTGATACATCCCCCATTTGATTTGGGTCACCAACTTGATGTCTTACTTCATTTACCAAGTTTCCATCTTTTTTAATTCTTAAATAATAATTACCAGCAGCACCACCACCATCTGCATCCCATCTAACAGTTGAATTAATTTGATAATATCCGTTTTCTTGTGAATAAAATCTGCTTCCAGTAGTCATAAGATTTTGACTATCATAGTCTTCTGTTTCAAAGGCAACCACGGTTTCTGTACTATCCGCAATTGTCATATCTCCTGCCTCTAATCCTGCTCTTGCCCTATCTTGATTTTCAAAGTTAATTGTACCACTTGCACGCATAGTCATTCCTTCTAGTGAAAGGGTTTGGTTTGTTAATTTCATAGAATTGGCATTTGCTTCCCATTTGAAATCATCTTGGCTAGCGGTTGTATCTGAAAACAAAACACCTGCCGCAGGGGCATATATTTTGAGGTAACCAGCATTAACTGTTGTATAAACACTGTGGACATGGTCTTCATAAAAATGAAAGTCATCGGTGGGTTCATTAAATACAATTGCAGCATCATCATCTGTGCTTCCCCTATTAAATCTTAAAGATGTTGAAACACCCGTACCCCCATTATCATCATCTATTACAAAAAATTCTGCTGTTGTACCACTTGAACTAATCCCTGGCAAACCCCCGGCTGCTGCTAATTCTGCTAAAGTATAATAATCTGTTCCATCTGAATATGAACCCGCGATGAATAGGTTTTTATATCT